CGTCATATTTGCAAGTCCGTCCAAATCACGGATTAGGAATCTCCAATCCATCGGCAGGGTATTAAGAAAAGGAAACGGAAAAGTAAAAGCAACTTTGTATGATATTGCCGATGATATCAGTACTAAATCAAGAAAGAATTACACATTAAACCATTTAATAGAGAGGATCAAAATTTATAATGAAGAAAACTTTAATTATGATATAGTAAATATACCGATCAAAAACTAATGCAAGAAGAATTTCACGGGGTTGTAAAATTAATAACAGGAGAAGAAATCTTTGGATTGGTATCTATTGATGAAAATGACGGTGATCCTGTTATTATGCTTCAATCTCCAGTCATAATGAAGGTCTTTAATAACCCTACAGGACAATATGTAAAAATAAAACCTTGGTTGGAAATACCAGAGGAAGATATATTTTTAATTAAATATGATAAAATTATTACTATGACTGAAATTAAGAATCAACAAATGATTCAATTCTATGATAGATATCTTAGTGATGATGATTTTGACTTTGAAATAGATGGAAGAGTAAATCTATCCAATCATATGGGATTATTATCAACAGTAGAAGATGCCCGTAAGAAGCTAGAAGAAATATTTAAGATACCTTCTAATAATAAAGAAATCTAAAGCTATCTCTCCAACCCTCACAAAGGGTATTGTACAGACAAATTGCCACCTTGTCAAGTCGGGTAAATAATGTTATAATATAAACAATTATTAATAAGGATATATTAATGTTATGGCTAAGAAAAAATCAGAACATTATGTAAACAATAAAGAACTCTTAGCAGCGTTAATAGATTATCGTGCTCAAGTAGCTGTAGCAAAAACTAAAGATCTTCCTAAACCAAGAATTAGTAATTACCTTGGTGAATGCTTTTTGAAGATTGCTACACATCTTTCTTATAAACCAAATTTTGTAAACTATATGTTTAGAGATGATATGATCTCTGATGGTATAGAGAATTGTGTACAGTATATTCATAACTTTGATCCTGCTAAGTCAAAGAATCCTTTTGCTTACTTTACGCAGATCATTCATTATGCTTTCTTAAGAAGGATTCAAAAAGAGAAGAAGCAATTAGAAATTAAGACAAAGATAATTGAGAAGACTGGATATGATGAAGTTATGGTAGTTGATGATGGAGCACTTACTGCTGCTAGTTCTGATTATAATACCATTAAGGATAATATTCAATATAAGTCTGGTAACAGATGAAGATAGCGATAATAACAGATCAGCATTTTGGTGCACGTAAAGGATCTAAAGACTTTCATGCGTATTTCAAAAAGTTTTACGATAATGTCTTTTTCCCGTATTTGGAAGAACACAAAATCGATACTGTCATCGATATGGGTGATACTTTTGATAATCGTAGATCTGTAGATTTATGGTCTATTGACTGGGCAAAAGAGACTTACTTTGATAGGCTCCAAGAAATGGGAATAACACTTCATAGTGTTGTTGGTAATCATACTGCCTACTATAAAGATACTAATGAAGTCAATACTATAGATCTGTTATTAAAAGAATATAAGAATATAACAACCTATTCAGAAACAACTTCTATTGAAATAGGTGGATGTAACATTCTTCTTGTGCCTTGGATTAATGAGGAGAATAGAGAGATGAGTCTTAGTCTTATTAATAAATCCCAAGCACCTGTTGCTATGGGGCATCTTGAATTGAATGGATTCGTTGCTACTGCTGGTCATGTGATGGATCATGGTATGGATGTGACCCCGTTTAAGAAATTTAAAAAGGTTTATTCTGGTCATTATCATACAAGATCTAATAATGGGAATATCTATTACCTTGGTAATCCTTATGAGATGTTTTGGAATGATGTAAATGATGCTAGAGGATTTACGATATTTGATACAGAAACATTAGATCATTTTCATGTTAATAATCCATATAGGTTATTCTATAAAATTTATTATGAAGATCATAATTATAAGCTATTCAATACTAAAGAATTAAAGAATAAAATTATTAAACTTATAGTAAAGAAGAAAACTAATCAAAAGTTATTTGAAAAATTTATAGATAAGTTATACTCTACTGGAATACAAGAACTAAAAATCATAGAAAATTATGTTCTTCAGGAAAGTGAAGATTTTGTAGCAGAAGAAGATGAAAATACATTATCATTTTTGAATCGATATATTGATGATTCTGATTTTGAATGTGATAAGAATATAATTAAGGGTATATTACAAAATCTTTATGCCGAGGCTTGTGAGGTTGACTAATGTGGTTACTCACCTTAAGATCAGATAAAAATAATAGAGAAGAAGGTGCTTATGCTGTTCATAATAAGTATGGTGAAAAAGTTCTCTTTATGTTTCAAAAAGAAGATGATGCTAATAGATATGCTATGATGATGGAGGATCAGGAAGATAGTAAAATGGATGTTATTGAAGTTGACGATAATGTTGCAATTATGACATGTAAGAGGTATAATTACAAATATGCTGTAGTAACTCCCAATGACATTGTTATCCCTCCAAAATCTGAATGATAATTTTTAAAAAAATTAGATGGAAGAATCTTCTATCTACAGGTGATCGTTTTACTGAAATTGATTTTCGTGAAAATGCTACAAATCTAATTGTAGGTACTAATGGAACTGGAAAATCAACAGTTCTTGATGCTCTTACTTTTAGTTTGTTTAATAAGCCTTTTCGTAAGATTAATAAGGGACAGTTAGCAAACAGTACGAATGAGAAAGATTGTCTTGTAGAAGTAGAATTTGAAATTAATACTAAGCAATATTTGGTTAGAAGAGGTATAAAACCAAATAAGTTTGAGATTATTGTTGATGGTACTCCTATGCATAAGGAGGCAGATGATCGTGTTATGCAGAAGATGCTTGAAGAAAATATTCTTAAAGTAAATTATAAATCTTTTACTCAGATAGTAATTTTGGGTAGTAGTACTTTTGTTCCTTTTATGCAATTAACTGGTGCTAATCGTAGAGATGTGATTGAAGATCTTTTAGATATTCGTATTTTTTCTGCTATGAATACTCTTATGAAGACAAAGATTAGAGATCAAAAGGATGAAATAAAAACTTTAGAGTTAAGTAAAGATAATCTTAAAGATAAAGTTGAAATGCAAAAGAATTTTATTAATGAGTTAGAGAGTCAAGGTAATCAAAGAGTAGAAGAAAAGAAAAATAAAATTACTACTCTTATGTGTGAGGCAGATAATTATGTTGTGGTAAATGAGCAGTTGGAAAATGATGTATCTGATCTAACTAAGCAGCAAGAGGAAGTAACAGGAGCAAATAAAAAGTTAAAGAAACTAAACACTCTTAAGGGTCAAATTACTCAAAAAGTAACAACAATTACCAAGGAGCATAAGTTTTTCACAGATAATACGGTATGTCCTACATGTACTCAGGATATAGAAGAAGAGTTTCGTGTAAATAGAATTGCTGATGCTCAAACTAGAGCAAAGGAGTTGCAACTTGGTTACAGGGAACTGGAGGAAGCAATTCAAAAAGAAGAGGAAAGAGAGCATCAGTTTACCAAACTATCAAAGGAGATTACTAAACTCAACAATGGCATTTCTAAGAATCATACTCTCATCTCTGGATGTAACAGACAGATCAGGGATTTGGAATCGGAAATTCAGAGACTTACCGACCAGCATGCAAACAGAAATACTGAACAAGGAAAATTAGCAGAGTTTAACGAAAATCTCCAACAAATATTTAAAAAATTAGCAGATAAGAAAGAAGAGGTCATGTATCATGACTTTGCGTATTCTCTGTTAAAGGATGATGGAGTAAAGACAAAAATTATAAAGAGATATCTTCCTCTTATTAATCAGCAGGTAAATCGTTATCTGCAGATGATGGATTTCTATATCAATTTTAAATTGGATGAGGAGTTCAATGAAACTATAGAATCTCCTATTCATGAGAGATTTTCTTATGCTTCTTTCTCTGAGGGTGAGAAGATGAGAATTGATCTAGCACTTTTATTCACATGGAGAGAAGTTGCTAGAGCTAAGAATTCTGTTAATACTAATCTATTAATTATGGATGAGGTGTTTGATAGTTCTCTTGATGGATTTGGAACTGATGAGTTCCTTAAGATTATTCGTTTTGTAATTAAGGATGCGAATGTGTTTGTTATATCTCATAAAGCAGATCTTCATGATAAATTTAATAGTGTGATTAAATTTGAAAAAATTAAGGGATTTTCTAGGATAGCATCATAATAAATAAAAATACTTGAGGATACTTATGGCATATCACATTACAAAAACTAGCGTACTGGGTTCAGCTACTATGTACTATGCTGGTGATAATAGATGGACACAAGCAAAAGATGATAGAAAGGTGTTCAAACTTAAAAAGGATGCTACTGCTGAACCATTTATATGGGGTAAAGGTTGGGATTGTAAGGCTGTAAAAGAATGACTGATGGTGTAGCAAACAGACCAGTTGACATGTCTGATGATTTCAGGGATAATGGTTGGGAGCATTGTAAGTATCTTATAACTGATCCTAGAGCCGATAGATTCTTAAAAAAGAACGATGAACACTCCAAACTGGCAACACCACTCCAAGAAGGAGAGGAAACGAAAACTTAAACCGCAAGCTCTACGTGCTGCTAAAGAAAGGCGTAGACAGTTGATAAACCGTCTACAGACCGCCCACAAGAGGCGGTTTTTTAGTATAATAGGTGTATCAAACAAACAGATCCATGACAGTAAA